TTGACCATTTCTCCGGACGCTACAACGGCAGGAGTCGTCGTCAAGGCGCCGCCCGTAGGAACTGTCCTGCCGATTGAACTGAACGGCGGACGAGTGATGGCGGCGACCACGGCGTCGCAACTCTTGGCGCTCGCATAATGGCAATCATCGGACAGGATGGTTCAGCGACGCCTGGGGCGATCGGGTATCCGAACGTCGCAGGGGCCAATCTGCTGACGTATGGGGGCGAGGGCCAGACACAGGCGGAGGCTCTCGCCGGGCATGCGGCAGAGCACGCCGCCATGGACATGTACGGCGACGGGATGCCAGGCCCGGCCGTAATGACGACTCTCCGCAATATCTCGCATAGCGGCGTTACGCAACTGCTCCTGCCGTCTGCGCCAGCCGAGTTGGCGCTTCTGTGGAAAGAGTCGGGTACGTCCGGCGCTCTGCGTTTTGTTGTGGAGGCCGCCAGTTTGTTGGACGCGACCGCCAGGCTGGCCGACGACACAGCGCATGGAGAACTCAGTTCAGGCGACCTCCCGTTGCTGATGCTTTTCGAGCCGACCACGTCGCCGACGTACCTTTATTTCAGGGCAACGTCCGACGTTGGGGTTGGCAGCAACGCGCTTACGGTCATTGCCAAGGTGCCGGCGTAATGGGCGGGATGGCATCGCGAATCATTCGCAACATCACCAATACCGTGCAGGCGGTAGACGTTCCCGAGGGGGCCATTCAGGCTCGCATCGCATATTCCGATAGCGGAACTGCGGGGCCATTGCGCATCTGCTTCGAAGCAGCCAGCCTGATTGATGCCACGCACCGTCTGGCGACGACTGGCTACTACCTGTCCATCGCTTCCGGGCAGATCGTCCCTGCAATGTCGTTCAGCGGCGGGCCTGTCATCTACATCAGGACGGATAGCGCCATAGGCGGCGGAACGAATACTCTGTCAATCACGTTCGGAGTCGAATAATGGATTTTCTCGGGCCGATTCAAAACAGCCTGCTCGCCACGCCATCTCCGCGCTACCTGTTCGATTGGCGGATGGTCAGCGATACCGGGCTGGCGACGCAGTGTACCGATCTGAGCGGCAAGGGGAATCACTCTGTCACCTTCGGAACCGCCGGAACGCCAGGACAGGCGCTGTCGCAGCCGGGATGTTGGACGGCGGCACCGGGCTATCTGACCATGGCGACAAAAGCGAACGCCGTCGGCGATTTCGCCTCGCTCGCCATGGCGACCTTCAATGCTGCATGGAATTATGCAAACGGGGATTCTTTTTTTCTGTTTATGCGCGGGAAGTTCACGCTTCCTGGAGCCGATCTTCCACTGTTCGGTACGGGAGTTTCAGCGTCCAGGCCGGGCTTCAAAGGAACAGTCAAGGCCACTTCCGGCGGGGCGTCGGCTCCGGCCGGGCGGCTCATCGTCGGGTTCTATCCCTCTTCTGGATCAAACGTGTTTCTCAACGACACCACGGTTGCTATTGCTGCGGCAAGCCCGACAGATGTTTCCGTTGCCCTGTTCGTGAACGGCCAGGCGCGTACAGCGGACATCTACATAAATGGGGTTGCCAACCGCCAGAACGAGGCGCTCGCCGCCCAGGATTATGTAGCCGTCCGGGACCTTGTGATCGGCGGGTGTATAAACTTCACCAACTACGACGGCATAGATTCGCAAGTCTCCGAGGCGCAGTGTCTGGTCTGGTCGAGGTCGGCCCCATCCAACCCGGCAGTAATCGCCGCGAGGCTGCATAGCATCCCGTTCCACAGGCTTACCGCGGACGAAGTCCCGTAATGGCTATCCGTTTTGATGGCCGCGTTTCGACCGCGGCCGATCTTTCGCGCTATACGTCCATCACGTGCTGCGAGGGGGACCGAATCACCGTCGTACAGGACCCGATAAGGGCCAACAGGAACTGCATAAGGTCGATCCGGCGCATTACCGATACAGCGGTGTTGTCTGGCTACCGCGCAGAGCTTTATACAACCGCCTATAAGCGCACCCCGCCGTTCACAGAGTGGTACGAGTGGGAAATGCTGGTCCGCCGGGAGGAATTCGCGCAGGGCTGGCCGAACCCGATGATCGTCTTTCAGGTCCACGATGACTGGTCTGGCGGCGGGGCTCCGCATTTGCCACCAATCATGCTAGGAATAACGGAAAACTCGCTGAACGTTCTTTGCCATTCATCGGCCGTTCAAAATCCGGCGTTGCCGTCCGACATCTCCGAGTTAACGGCAGTGACAGATTTTCCTCTGGTTTGGGGGGAATGGCGCCGAGTCGTCATACGGGCAAAGTTTGCCACCGACAACACAGGCGAACTGGACATCTGGTATGGCGGGGAAAGGGTCTGCGCCTTGCGGTCCATCAATAACGCCTATCCTGGTAACGCCCTGTTCGTGCAGACGGGCGCCTATTCGGGGCTGGACCAGTTGAGAGCGCCGGTCTATCAAAAGTCCGTTTATTCCACCGGGCTGAGAATATACGATGACTCGACCACGCATGCCGAAATGGGCGTGAGCGATGAAATACCCATGTGCTCCAGCGGGAAGTTCCGACAATGATGCGCGAAGAGAAAACCCCGCAGGCCATCGCCCGTCGCTGGAAAACCGAACTCAAGCTCGCCGACCGGCGAGAGGAAAAGTGGCGGGAAAAGGCCAAGGCGGTCATCAAGCTCTACACGCCGGAAGACCCCGGGGCGAACAGCTACAACATCCTGTGGCCGAATACGGAAACTCTGCGCCAGGCGGTCTACAACTCGTTGCCGCAGCCGGACGTGCGACGCCGGTATCAGGACGAAGACCCGCTCGGTAAAGCAGTCGCGCAGACGCTGACGCGGGCGCTCGAGTTCGCGCAGGACACATACGATTTCGACGGCGCCATGAAAGGCGACGTGATGGATATGCTGCTGCCTGGGCGAGCCGTCTCGCGCGTGCGGTACGTCCCGGACATCGCCTCTTCGGACGACGCCGGCGGCGACATGGAGCCATCCGAGCCGGGCAGCGAAGACCCGCAAGAGAGCGAATCCTACGAGGAGATCGAGTGGGAATCCGTGATCTGCGAGCGCGTGCAGTGGGACGATTTCCGCATCCTCTGCCCGGCCAAGACATGGGACGACGTATCGGCCATCGCCTTCAGGCACTCGATGAGCAGGGAAGACTGCGTTGAGAAGTTCGGCTCCGATGTCGGGGAAAAAGTCCCTCTCGAGGAACCGGAAGACAAGGAAGCCTGCCACGAGGACATCAAGGAGCACTTCAAGCGCGCCGAGGTATGGGAGATTTGGGACAAGGACGAAAAACAGGTGCTGTTCATCTGCCGCACCATGGACGAGCCCTGCCTGATCACGGATGACCCGCTCGGGCTGTCCGGGTTCTTCCCGATCCCGCGCCCGCTGTATGCGATCGAGAGCGCAACGACGCTCGTCCCGGCCTGCCTCTACACGCAGTATGAACAGCAAGCGCGCGAACTGAACCGAATCAGCGCGCGCATCAACCGCTTGATCGAGGGCCTGAAAAACCGCGGCATTTATGACAGCACGCTGACAGAAGTCGGCGAACTGATGAAGGCCGGGGACAACGAGCTAATCCCCGCGCAAAACGCTACGGCGTTGCTCGACCGCGGCGGGCTCGACAAAGCCATCTGGATGATGCCGATAGCCGAGGCGGCAGCCATTCTTGCGGCCCTCTACAAGCAGCGCGAGCAGGTAAAAACGGTCATTTATGAACTGAACGGTATCGCCGATATCATGCGCTCCGCGTCGGACCCGCGCGAGACCTTCGGGGCGCAAAAAATCAAGACGCAGTGGGGAACGCAGCGTTTGCAGCGCATGCAGTTGGAAGTGCAGCGGTACATCCGCGACATCATCCGCTTGAAGGCTGAAATCATCGCCGAAAAGTTCCAGATCGAGACGCTGGCGAAGATGACGCTCTTGCCATTTCCACGACAGGCAGAGGTCGAGCAGCAGTACCAGCAGGCCGTCTACCAGTGGCAGGCCGCCGCGCAGCAAGCCGTACAGTCCGGAAGCCCGCCTCCCCCGCCCCCCCCCGCAGCCGGGCGTGATTACGTGGGAAGCCGTGAAGCGGGCGATGAGCGACGACGCGACGCGCACCTACCGGGTGGACATCGAGACGGACAGCACGCTGTCGGCGACGCAGGAAGCGAACATGGACGACATGCAGAAGCTCCTTGGCGGCTTGTCGTCCATCGCGCAGGGCTTCGGCGTGGCGGTCGAGCGTGGCGCCATGCCCATCGAGGCCGTGCGCGAAATCATGCTGGCCGTGGTCCGGCGCGCCAAGATGGGAACGGCCGTCGAGGATTCCATCGAGAAGATGAAGGCGCCTTCGCCAATGCCCGACCCCAATGCCGGGAAGGCGCAGGCGCAACAGGCAATCGAGCAGATCAAGGCGCAGGCGGCCGCCGCGCACAACCAACAGTTGATCGCTCTCGAGCGAGA